CTGGAAAATGGCGCTCATATTCGCATGGGCATCGAGATGGACAAACGCCACAAGATCACGGCCTATTGGGTTTTGACGGCGCATCCGGGCGATCGCTTTTACCAGACGCAAGCACAGCGCCACATCCGCGTTCCGGCTGAAGAAATCCTACACGTTTATATGCCGACCCGCTCGCACCAAACGCGCGGTGAGCCGTTTATGACGCCAGCGTTGTCAGCCATGAAACAACTGATGGCCTTTCGCGAGGCCGAATTGATTGCTGCCAGAATATCGGCATCCAAGATGGGCATCATCACAAGCCCAGGCGGCGACGAATATGTTGGGGATGATGCCGACGATCATATGCCAGTGATCTCCACCGAGCCTGGAAGCTGGCACGCTCTGCCTGCCGGGTATGGCATGGAGATGTTCGATCCCAAGCACCCCAACACCGGATTTGGCGAATTTGAATCTGCCATGTTGCGGGGCATATCGTCGGGCCTTGGTGTTAGCTATGCGGCGCTGTCGAGCGATCTGAGCAGCGTGAATTATAGTTCTATTCGCCAAGGCGCTTTGGATGAACGGGATGGTTACAGGGCGCTGCAACAGTTCGTGATTGAACACGCTGTCGAGCCAATCTTCAGGGAATGGTTGATGTCGGCCATGGACTTTGGCGACATGCCAATCCCAGGCACTCGGTTTGACAAGTTTGCAGACAATTCCGCTTGGCGTGGGCGCGGCTGGAACTGGATTGACCCGCTGAAAGAAATGAACGCGGCGGTGGTCGGGCTGCAAAACGGCATCCTGTCCATGCAAGATGTTGCGGGCCAATACGGTCGCGACGTTGAAGAAACATTCAGTCAGATCGCGCGCGACAGAGAGCTTGCTGACCAGTTCGGAATATCAATGACCTTTGAACCCTTTGGCTCTCCCAAGGCTCCGGTGGCGGCTGAGGATCAAGACGATGGCTGAGTATAAAGGCGTTGAGATTGACACAAAGCCAACCGAGGCCATGGCCGAGGAAGCGCAGCGCGGACTTGATTGGCGCGCCGAGCATGGTCGCGGCGGCACTGAAGTCGGGGTCGCTCGCGCAAGACAGTTGGTCAATCGGCAGGAGCTATCTGCTGATACAGTCAAGCGGATGGCCTCATACTTCGCGCGGCATGAGGTAGATAAACAGGGCGAAGGTTTCACGCCTGACGAGGACAATTTCCCCAGCGCAGGCCGCGTCGCCTGGGCGCTTTGGGGCGGTGACGCCGGACAATCATTTGCAAACGCGAGGAAGAAGCGAATGGACAAAATCGACGAGGAAGACGAAAAGCGCTTTGATCGTTCCAAGATGGAACGTCGCGCAGCATATTTTGAGCCGGGTGTGGTTGATGAAGAAACCCGCACCGTCCGGCTTGGCGTGTCCAGTGAGGAGCCTGTAGAGCGCTCATTCGGCATGGAGGTCATTGACCATCGCGCTGAGAATATGGACCTAGAATTTCTGTCATCTGGAAGGGCACCATTGCTGCTCGACCATGATATGTCGCGCCAGATCGGCGTGGTTGAATCTGTAGAACTCGACGGACAAACCCGGCGTCTCCGGGCAGCAGTGCGCTTTGGTGAAGGCGCGCTGGCCGACGAGGTCTACCGAGACGTGCTTGGCGGCATCCGCCAGAACGTGTCTGTCGGTTATCGTATCAACGGACGAATTGAGGACGAGGAAGATCCCGACGAGTACTATCGGGTGGCGACCTCGCCTATGGAGATTTCAATCGTTTCAATCCCGGCAGACCAGTCAAGTTTGGTCGGCGTTGGGCGTTCTGCTCCGCAACCAACCAACCATCACATCGAAATCAAGGAGGCCAAAATGGCTGACGAAGTAAATCTTGATGAGGTTCGGGCTGAGGCTGCTGCCAACGCTCACACAGAAGCTCATCGCTCCGCTCGCGAGATTATGTCTCTCGCGCGGCGACACAACAAAGCTGACCTCGGCGACAAAGCCCTGGAACGCGGCATCGCACTTGACCAGTTCCGCGCTGAACTGCTTGAGCAGATCGAGGTTCCGACCCTCGACGCTAATCCTGCTGCTGTTGACGTTAAGCCAGCCGAGCAGCGGTCTTATTCGTTCGGGCGTATGATTCAGGCTCAAGTCACCGGCAACTATTCCAAGGCTGGTTTTGAGCGTGAGATGAGCGAAGAAATCGCAGCTCGCACGGGCAAGGCATCCCAGGGGATGTATGTTCCAGACTTCGCATGGGGTTCACGCTCTGGCGTTATGACGACGGCTGCGACCGGCGCAATCTCGGGCGAGAATGTTGCGGATGCTTTTGTTCCGACGATCCAACGCGGTGATCTTTTCATCGAGGCGTTGCGAGCTAAGCAGGTCATGGCCGAACTCGGCGTGACATATCTCGGCGGCCTGACCAATCGGATCCGCATCCCATCAATCGCGACGGGTGCTTCTGCTGGTTTTGTTGAAGAAGCGGGCGACGTTTCCGATCAGTCTCCAGTTGACGGGTCTCTGACACTTCAGCCGCGCACCCTTGGCGCATATGCCCAAATTTCTCGATTGCTGGCGATGGAGTCGATCCCAAGCATTGAGCAGGTTGTTCAAGACGATCTGCTCCGGTCGATTGCTGACAAGATCGAGTATTACGCGATCCAGGGTTCCGGCTCGTCCGGGCAGCCAACGGGTCTGCTTAATGCCTCAATCGGCAATGTTGACATTTCCGCTGGCACTGATGTCGCGGCCCTGACCTGGGCTGACATCACCGACATCGTGAAGACGGTTGAGGATGCCAACGGGATCGTGAACCAAGCGGCGCAGGGCTGGCTGACCAACCCGAAGGTCAAGGCCAAAATGGCCAACACTGTGAAGGTGTCCTCCACTGACTCGGTCATGCTGCTGAATGATCCTTGGGACAACATCTATGGCCATCGCGCGGCGTTCACGTCCAACGTACCATCTGATCTTGACCCAGGTGACGGCGGCTCCGATGCGTCGGCCATTCTGTTTGGGGATTTCTCACAATTGATGGTGGCGCTTTTTGGAGCGCCGAGCGTAATCGTGGACCCGTTCACGAACTCCAAGTCCGGTGATGTTGTTATCAGCATCATGCAGGAAGTGGATGTCGGCGTTCGGAACACCGCCAGCTTCTGTAAAGCTGACGAAGTTTCAACGGCTTGATCTAGCTGACTGGGCGGGGCGGTGGCTACGGCTGCCGCCCCAACCATCAAGGGGTTCAGAATGAAAATCACGATCAAACAAAAATGCTATGTCGGCGTTCAAGGCCGCAATTTCTGGCCGGGTGAGAAGCTCGAACTTGACGACCGCATGGCTGAAAAGATGATTGCGCGCGGCGAGGCTGAGGCTATCAAGGTCAAAAAAGCACCGCTCAAAAATCGCGCGTTCTCTGCCAAGAAACTTGAGACGCCGGAAGGCTAATCATGGCTGTTGAAACCGCCGATGATCTGGCCGTGTTTTTCTCCGTTGATGACTTCGGGGTGAACGGCACCTATACGCTCAACGGCGGCGCAGCCAGCACGATCAAAGGCATCTATGACAATGAGTTTCTGGAGGTTGATCCACAGTCCGGCGTTGGCATCGTATCCGCCGAGCCGCGCTTTGTGTGTCGATCTACGGACATCCCTGGAGCTGCTGCGCCGGGTGATGCGTTGGTGGTGAGTTCTATCAACTATACTGTTCGAGTTATACAGCCTGACGGGACAGGCGTTACGACGCTGGTGCTGGAGCGCGACTGATGGCACATCTGAGAACGCAGCTTCGCAACAGGGCTATCGCCGACCTGACAGGGCTGACAACGACAGGATCAAACGTGTTCGCCAGTCGGGTCTATCCGATGGCGTCTGGAAACATTCCTGGACTTTGCATTTACACGCGCGAAGAAACTGTCACGCCTGCAACGATTGCAGCGCCCAGGCTTCAGATGCGGGAGTTGCAGTTGGTCATTGATGGCTATGCGGTGGCGACATCTAACCTTGACAATACGCTTGACCAAATAGCGCTTGAGGTTGAGGAGGCGATGGCTGGAGATGTTACGTTGAACAGCCTTGCAAAGACGATTGTGCTGCAATCGGTCGATGCGGATTATAGCGACGAAGGCGAGCGACCGGCTGGCATGGTGCGTCTGCTATATGTTATCGAATATGCAGCGCTTGAGAACGATCTGGAAACCGCACAATGAGGTTGGTGACATGACAAAAAGACTTTCGGTATATCCGCCCAAAGGCGGTTTGCCTGTAGAAATTTCTGAGGATCAGATTGATCTTTATGAAAGCCGAGGCTGGACCCAAACTCCGCCGAAACCTGAACCAGCCAAAGCTGGTACAACTGCCAAAGGAGGCAAAAACTAATGGCTACTTTTGTTGGCAACGGCGGCACTGTGCTGGCCGGAAGCGACGCGATCGGGGAGCTGCGCAGCTACTCGGTTGAAGAAACCGTTGAGACCATTGACGACAGCGTCATTGGTGATAGCTATCAGACGCACAAGGGCGGGCTGAAGTCCTGGTCTGGCTCGGCTGATGTTTACTTCGATGACGGCGACACAGCCCAGCAGGCGCTGACAGTTGGCGCGAGCCTCGTGATCTCGTTCCAAATGGAAGGCGCTGGGGCCGGAGCGCACAAGCTATCCGGCACGGCGACCGTTGACACTCGGTCCATCAGCGCAGCGTTTGATAACATGGTTGAAGCGTCAATCACGTTCACAGGCAACGGTGCTCTGACTGAAGGCACTGTCTAACCAAAACCCCTGCCCGGACAATCTGGGCAGGGGATACTTCGGGAGAATGTTATGACTAAAAAAGACGACGACGCGCCGAGCGTCATCAGCAGGATTACGCAGCATTATGAGGCTCAGGGCGTCCGCACGATTGAGGTTCCAGAATGGGGCGATGATGATGGGCCGCTTGTTATCTATACCGCGCCGTTCACTCTGCGCGATCAAAGCCGCATTGATTTCGCTACTCGCAAAAGCGAATCGAATGTTGACGCGCTGGTCGAAGTGCTTATCCAGAAATGCCAAAACTCTGATGGCTCGCGGATGTTCACTGTTGCGGATAAAAAGGCGCTGAGAGAAAAAGCCGACGTTGATGTTGTGTCTCGCGTCTGCACTGAAATTATGGGGCCGACCACGGAGCAATTGGAAAAAAACTAACGGAGGACGATCAGCGCCAGTTTAAGTTCGCACTGGCTGATCGTCTGAGGATGACGGTTTCAAGGCTTGAGACTGAAATGACTGTTAGTGAATTTGTCGAGTGGTCAATCTGGTATAAACTGAAAAACGAGCGGAACGCATAGGAGTTTGCAATGGCCATTCAGCAGATGAAAATCGACCTTACGGCCAAGGACAAAACCGGCAACGCGTTCCGCTCGCTCAATGCTCGGCTTGAGAAGACTCGGAAGGTTGCCAAGTCTGTTGTTGGGGTTGTTGCAAAGGTTGGAGCGGCAGCAGTTGCGCTTGGCGCTGGGTTTGCTGTCGCGACCAAGAAGGCGATTGATTTCGCAGCTAGCATCGGCAGGACTGCGCGCGAGGTGAACGTCAGCACAAAGGCGCTCCAAAAATACAGGTTCGCGGCGGAACTTGTTGGCATAGCAAACGAAGAACTTGACGATGCTTTCAGAACTCTAAACGAGTTAATTGGCGAGGCTGTCAACGAAGAAACCGGGGCCGCTTTTGAGGCATTCCAGCAGCTTGGGATTGCCTCTGATATTTTGTCTGGAAAGCTGCGGGGAACTGAGCCTGTTTTCCTGGCAGTTGTTGACTCGCTTAATCAAATCGAAGACAAAAGCCGACGGGCCGCATTGTCAGCCATTGTTTTCGGCGGGGAAGCTGGCCTCAAACTTGCCAACCTTACCAACCAAGGCACAGCCGCAATCAAGGCCGCAGGCGATGAGTTTGAGCGGCTGGATGGCCTTATTAACAACAAAACAATCAAGTCTGCCGAGGCTGCTGCTGCCAGCATAGCAAAGCTGTCCACAATTATGAAAAGCAAACTTACGAAGGCGCTAGCAGAAAACGCGCCGTTGATTGCTGATTTTGGAAAAGATTTGCTGGAAAATTTGCCAAAAATAATTGACGGTTTGAGAAATGTTGCAAAATTCCTTGGCATTGTCGGTCTGTCATCATCTGACCAGTTGAAAAAGTCTCAGGAAACAATTGATAAATTAATGTCATCTAATGCCAAATTAGAAAATCAGATGACGGGATTGAACAAACCATTCAGTAACAAGCAACTTGATATCATGGCTGGAAGAATGCTGAAAATAGAGCAAGAAAGAAAAATTATTAAAGAAATAACTGCTGAGCGAGTCAAACAATCCCAAGCTTTACAAAATTCTTTTGTCACCCCTCCCAGGGCGCCGGGGGGCAATAGTAGGGTCAGGACACTTGTTGATATTGAGCGAGATGAAGATGCGAAAAAGGCGAACGATGATTTTGTCAAACTGATCAGCGACTCGCTGGATAAGATAAAAACCATTCGCGCCGACATTTTGAAAAGCGCACAGGACACAGCCGCAGCCGCTGGGCTTGAACTTGAATATGCGAACGCATCCGAGGCGGTGAAAAACCGGGCGCTTGCGGTTGCTCAAATTGAAAACAGGTTAAAGGCTGAAGGCATCACTCTGAGCGATGTACAGCGCGAGCAGTTGGAAGCCGCGCTGGACCTGACGCAGCAAAGGCAACAAACGCTGGCACTGATAAAGTTGGACGAGCAGGCAAGGATTGAGGCGGCTGAAAAGCTAAAAGAGACACAGCGCCAAGCCAACGATTTAATCAGGACCGGGCTTCAATCTATGCAGGATGGGCTGACCGGGCTGATTGATGGTACGCAGACATGGAAGCAGGCGCTCGGCGGAGTGCTGCGGACTGTCATTAACATTGCGGCGAAGATGGGCGAGACATCAACGGGCGGGTTCAGCTTTGGAAAGCTAGCCTCTGGGCTGGGATCGTTGTTTGGAGGCGGTTCGGTTGTTGGCGGGCAGCCAATTCCAGTGACAGGTCAGTCTGGTGGGTTTCCAATTATGCACACCGGCGGAAAGATCGCCGGGCCTAATGGGCGAATGGCGGGCCTGCGGTCTGACGAACGAATGATCGTTGGCCAAACCGGCGAGCGAGTTCTCAGCCGGGGCCAGACGGCCCAGGGTGACAGCGGGGGCGTGGTTATTAACCAAACCATAAACCTTTCCACTGGGGTCCAGCAGACTGTCAGGGCCGAGGTGATGAGCCTTGCGCCGCAGATTGCAGCACAGGCCAAGGCGGCTGTCCTTGACGCCAAGAAGAGAGGAGGCGGCTTTGGTGCCGCGTTTGCATAATGGCGATCACATATCCGCTAAATCTACCAACCCACACCGGCATCCGCTCAATCAACCTCCGGGCTGTTCAGACGGTCGGGATGACGATGAGCCCGTTCACATATAAACAGCAAACGGTGGTCCACCCAGGCCAGCGCTGGGAGGCTGAGATCACGCTGCCTGCGATGCAGCGGGCTAACGCAGAAGCGTGGGTTGGTTGGTTGTTAAGTTTGCGTGGTCGATCAGGCACATTCTTGCTAGGCGACCCACTGGCAACGTCACCGCTCGGCAACGGCGGCGGGACACCTCGCGTGAACGGAGGAAGCCAAACCGGGTCCACCCTAATCATCGACGGCTGCACGGCCTCACAGTCGTCATATCTGGCCGCTGGGGACTACATCCAGATCGGTTCTGCGGCATCTAGCCAGCTATACAAAGTCACGCAGACAGCGGCCTCTGACGGCTCTGGCAACGCTACCCTGGAGATATGGCCGGAGTTGCGATCTAGCCCGACTAACAACACGGTCATCACGGTTAATTCAGCCAAGGGTCTGTTTCGCCTATCCACCAACGAGGTTGACTGGTCGATCAACGAGGCATCCATATTCGGCCTCACATTCCCCGCAGTCGAGGCCATCACATGAGCCGGTCGCTTGATGGACGGATGCTCGCGGCGATATCGGAAGGCGTTGTTACGCCATTCTTCACGGTTGATTTGTTATTTCCGGTTGGCTCTGTTTCATACGGCGGGTCCACCGTGACCTCTGGTCCGCTATATCTCTGGACGGGTCACGGCACCGTTGAGATCGAGGGCAAAAGCTACATCGGAACTGGGCAATTTCTTGAGCTAAGTGCGTTTGAAGAAACCACCGAGATCGCAGCCCGAAATGCCACCGTCACATTATCGGGCATCCCGTCTGATCTGCTCGCCCTGGCTCTGTCAACGCCATACCAGGGTCACAAGTGCCTGATCCAATTCGGTGTGTTCACGCAAGGCGATGTGCTGAAGGAAGACGGGTCATATGTTCTCAAAGAAGACAGCGGCCACCTAATCCTTGAGTCAACTGATAAATCTCGGTCCATCGTGTTCAACGGCTATATGGATCAGATGACCATCGCTGAAGGGCCGGAGACTAGTCAAATCGCGATGACGGTTGAAAGCCGCTTGATTGATTTGGATCGGGTGCGACTGAGGCGGTATACGTCTGAAGATCAGAAATCCAGATTTCCAGGCGATTTAGCGTTTTCGTTCGTAAATGACCTTCAGGATCAAGAAATCTTCTGGGGACGGCGATAATGGTCCCAAACCATGACATCGAGTTGGCAAAATACATTGATGAGTGTCGTGATAAACCGTTCGCCTGGGGTTCTCACGACTGTCTGACCTTTGCCGCCGGGTGTGTCTATGCTCAAACTGGGCGGACAACACTCTCTGA